CAGAGACATAGATGTCGGCTGCGCCGATGATCTGTGCCTGCTGACCAGCCGGAACGTCGCGGAAGCGAGTGGCGATGCCGGTGAAGCCCGAAGCAGCCGTCTTGTTGAACGGACCAACCATGAGCATCTTCGGCGTGCCGCCCGAGGTCCAGACTTGCTGGATCACGTTCTTCAAAAGAGCTTCCGTGAAGGCACGCTGAGTGCCGTCCGTGCGGGCAGCAGTCGGGGTCGAGCCAACAGTCGGGTTAGCACCGCCCGTGCCGAACGAGGTGTTCGAGGTCAACCAAGCAGGCAGACCAGCGGTACGACGAGCAGTCGTGGTGTTACCAGCAACAGCAGCTTGGTTAGCAAGCAGTGCGCTTTCCATGTCGCGCTTCAGTTCCGAACCCAGCTTGGCAAGCTGGTAGGTCATTTCCGAACGACGGCCAGCCTTGTCAACAGCTTCGAGCGTGCCGGAGATGATGACGTTCTTCGTGCTGATCTGCGTGTAGTTACCAACGCGGCTGGTCGGCGTAACAGCAGTGAACGAGGAAATGTCGTCACCTTCGAGTGCAGCGTTCGAGGCCGAAGCAGCAGCCAGAGCATCGGTCTGCCATTCGAAATAGGTGTTCTTGACGCTCTCGCGGCCAATGTTCGAGATGAACGGAGTTTCTTCCGGCGAGATATTGTAGATGACGTTCGACAGGTCTTCACGAATACCAATCGCGGAATAGCGAGTGTATGTATTACCAACAATAGCCATTTGTTCACATCCTTATTAAATGAGTTTGTCCAACAAGGCCGCCGCGTCTGCGATACGGCCAGTACGCGCAAGGCGCTGGGACGCTTTCTTTACATCGGTGGAACGTGTGTTGACTTGAGTACCAGAAGAACCGGGGCGGACAATCCGCGCAACCTTTTTCGGCTGGGCTTTTGCCTTTTCCACTTTCTTCGTCCCCTTATCAAACAGCATAGCTTTGCGAAGAATTGATACGTGGCTGGCCTGAACAAGTGCACTTAGGTCGCGTTCGCTAAACCCGTTGTTCAATGCCCACTCACGAAGTTCCTTAGCTTCGCTCTGCATCGTCCCTTCATCCTTCCACTCGGGAATGACTTCGGGAAGTTTTGCGCGTTCTGCCTGAACATAGTCAGACAAAGCCCGCTGCTGTTCCTTGGCGGTTTCTTCTGCAACTCGGCGCTGCTCGGCTTCAATCGCTTGAAGTTTCGCTTGGCGCTCTTGATGCGTCTTCCGCCAATGACGTTCCAACCGCGCTGCCTCAATGGGGTCTTCGTTGTAAAGGTTGTCCCAGTCAGGCTCTGCTTCGGTCTGCACCTGCAACTGGTTCTTCAGTGCCGGTAGCAGTTCCGCGTATTGAGCGCGTTCCGCCCGGATCGCTTCGGCTTCGGAGTGGAACGCTTTACGTTCCTCGGCCAATGCCTGAGTTTTCCGGGTGTAATCCGAATATCGAGAATAACCTTTCCGAAGTTCGTCTAGGGTGACTTCCGTTTCTTCGCCGTCAAGTTTGACCTTGATAGTAAGATCGTCTGGAAGTTCCTGTTCAATAACTTCTTCGGTGTCGTCCTCTTCATCCGGGTCGGACTGTTCGTCTTCAGCTTCTTCCGAGTATTCCTCGGTGTCTACTTCTTCCGCTTCGTCCTGAGCCTCTTCAGGCTCTTGCGCCTCGGCCTCGCTTTGGGTGTCCTCTTCAGGGCCAAGCAGTTGGTCGATGGCTAAGGTTGCTTCGTGGAGGCCGATCCCTGTAATGGGGTTGCCGACTTGTTCCGTCATATATCACCTTTTTCAGTAAATGTTAATTCCTTGACTTAGATACTACTCCATCATCAAGAATTGCCCGCAGTCGGGCTTTCAAACGCTCAAGTCCTTCGAGCGTGTGAAACAGGTCCGAGCGTTTAGAATGCTCGGCGGGAGCAGTACTTCTCCACTCAAAGAAGATGTCCTGCTCCACTTGGTCAAACGCCTCCTTGAGAACTTCATCCTCAAGGAGACGTTTAGCGTGATTTGATTTTGTGATAGGGTCCATATTAGATCAGCGGCTTATATTGCTGCATTGCAGTGTTGAAGATGTTCTGCATATTCTGCGTGCTTGCGCCGGTACGCGCTTGTTCCTGCTGAATTTGCTGTTGGATTGCACGGGCTTGGTCGATGTTAAGCACGCCCTTGTTATACTGTTCGCCGATCTGTTGGAACAGGTTCGTCGCAAACTTATTGGGGTCGGTAAGTTCCCGTGCGGCCATTGCTTGTTGCAATTGCTGGATCGACATTACATCGCCAATCAAACCGCGATCACCAAGAGCGTCTGCTGTGGCCGTGTCGATATTATAGTAGACTGTACCCGGATTGATCTTCGTTGCTTCCTGCGCAGTCTTGGCGTTGGCAAGCGCGCCTTCAATTTGCGCGGATGTTGCCGTCGGCCCAAGCGAACTCACCATGTTCGGCAACAAGGTCGGGGCGGTAGTTGTGCCGGGCACAATAACCTCGTCATTGGTAGTGTTCGTCATTCTCGGCTGAGAGATAACGCCCGTCCGCCCTGTGGTTGTGCCGGTGGTTGTGCCGGTAGTTGTGGTTGTCGTGGGGGCCGCAACCGCGCCGGGATTTGCTTGGCCTGCGGAGAAGAACATCGCTTCGGGACCGAAGCCGTACCGTTCATAGTCCGCAATGTTCGGGTTGATCTGCGTGCGTGCCGCAAAACCCGTACCCAAACCGGTGCCGGGGCCAAACGGTGAAGTGTATGGCATACCGGGCACAGTTCCATCGCCGCCCCCGCCAAGCAGGCGATTAATCAAATCATAAATAGTACCGGCAGTGCCCGCGTATTTAATCGCGTCGCTTATTGTGTCGGTTACTTTTTTGTCCTTGTCGTCGGCCTTTCCCTTTTCAAGATCTTTTCTAACCTGCTCGTCTGTGATTTGGTCGAGAAGGTTTGTTGGCGTGAGCGAGGTGCCTGTTAATTTTGGGTCGGTCTTGTCACCAGTTACCACGATTTCACCGGGTGTTGTGCCCGACGCGCCCGGCGTAACATTGACGGTTGTCGATCCAGTTGTCGGAGCGCGATCACCTGTAACAACGAGTTCATCTTTTGTAAGGCCAGATGTACCCGGCGTAACATTGACAGACGAAGAGCCAGTTGTCGGGCCGCGGGAACCAGTAACAACCAAACTGTCGTCAACCGTCGGCCCTGCGGAAAAAATACCGGTTCCATACGGGTCGGCCTGATCGCCACCCATCTGCGCCCTGTCACCAAAGCTGGGCGTAAAGACCCCGCCACTGAAGCGCGGAATGCCCGCCGTGACAACAAAGTCACCCAATTCTACACCACTACTGCCAATGCTTCCAGCGTCGCCGGTGGTGGTCCCGCCACGCTTACCGAACGCTTCACCGCCGAGGTATGATAGACCGCCGGATGCCACACCGCTAAGAAGTGCGTTCTCAAGTCCCTGTCCGGTTACGACGCCCCCTGCCGTAGTACCGATCCCAGTACCGATTGCGCGTGCAGCATTCGCGCCAAGATTTGTACCGCTTCGCAAAGCATCGCCGACAAGTGTTCCGCCCGCAGACGACAAGCCGCCCATGATAGCGCCTTTGAGGATGTTGTCGCCGCGTAAACCTGCGCCAGCGGCACCGGCACCGGCACCTGCCGCAATTTGAAGTCCGGTGGCAAGCTGGCCGAAGCCGGGAATGAAACCTACCGCAATTGGAAGCGCAGTTCCTGCAACTTTAGCGGCCACGTCAAGGGCGCTGGTATCCGGGCGATCCGTAGAAACGCTTTGGAAGCCCTGCATGGTGGGGCCCGCAACCTGAATATCCCAGTTTGCCTTCTTGCCCGTAGAGGCCGACAATGCGTTCGCTGCATCAATAGCACCCTGTGCGCCTTCATACCCAACGCCGGAATAAACAACCTCGCCCGTTGCGTTATTGACAACGCGGACTGGCGTATCTGGTGCAACAACAATATTGTTCTGCCCGCCATATGCCGCAGTTGTACGACCCTGATTGGACAGCGGAGCCGTAAAATACTGATAATCAGCGGCGTTCTGGATAATATCGCCGTACACGCTTTGAAGATTGGGAACGTAGTCTTCGCGGGGCGTTAGACCAGAAAGGATACCAATATCTTCGGCCATTACATCATTCCTTCAGGGGGCATTTCGGGCTGCATCATTTCAGGCGGGACTTCCATCGGCATCGGCTGGGGAGCCGGGGCCGTTGCGGATTGCGCGGCCTGCGCTTGTGCCTGCATCACAGCGCGCTCAAGTTCGCCGGTCTGGCGGACAAGTTCGCGGTCACGCTGCATCAAGGCTTCGATGTTGGCCGTGTTGACCTGAGCGCCGTACTTCGCTTCAATCTCGGCTGCCTTAATCATAAGGTCAGCGTCCAGCTTGTCACGCTCACGGTCATCCTTGCGCAGCATCTCTTCGCGCTGCAATTCAAGTTCGGCTGCCTTCTTCTGGATGTCAGCACGGATAGCTTCCATCTGAACTTGCGCCAGCATCTCTTCCGGCGTTGGGCCGGGCGGTGCGGGCGGAGGCGGCGGCGGCATCATCGACGGATCATTGAAGAAGACCGACGGGTCTTTGTAGCCCGCCAGCGCCATCATCTGCGCCAGCGTATTGTAGTAGTTCTGCATCGTAGCAAGAGGCGCGCCCATCTGCATAAGGGCTTCTTGCTTCTGCGCGATCTGGCCCAAGAACGCCATCTTCTCTTCGTTGCTGCCGACGCCAATTGCGACGTTGACAATCACGTCCATATTCGCGTCCCACACGCGAGGATCAATCGGCACGAACTTATTGCGCAGACGCACCATGCGCGGAGCATCTTGGTTCTTCGTGATGAGTTGCAGCGACTTCTTGAACAGACCCTTCATGCCCGTTTCAGCGAAGATACGGCAGATCAATTCGATGTGCTGTTGCGCGGCGGTGATGGTTGCTGCAACAGCGGCACGGGTCGAAGACTGAAGCGCATTTGCATCGAGGCCGTTGGCCGCCTTGGAAATACCTGTGCGGTTTTCCTTAACTTCGTCCATGTACTGCAACATCGGGAACGCAGCTTGGCCGACAAACGGCATAGCAAACGGCTGCACCATACCCGGTGCGCGCATACGGATGATGCCACCGACTTCGGTGTTCATCACGTCTTCGATGTTGACTTGGCCTTCGACAACACCTGTGCGCGGGTGGATCGCCTGCGCCAAGCTGTCGAGCGTGTTACGCATGATATTCGACTTGATAAGCTGAATATCCATCGTCACGTCGGCCACCGACATACCGAAGAAGGTATGCGGTTCGGGATCGGGGCAGAAGTCTACAAACGGAATAAAGTCGCAGGCTTCCCAGTGGAGCAGTTTATTCGCGCTACCAGCAACACAAACGCGGCAAAGTTCTGCAATGCCGTCGCCATTCATGTCGGCGTAGAGATAGCCTTCGATGTACAGAACCTTGCGTGACGGAACGTCCGTCCGGCCTGTGATCTGGATCGTGGCTTGCGGGTTCCGGTCAAAGGTTTCTTCGTTGCCGCCAAAATCGTCTTGCGTTTCAAAGCCAAGGTTTTCGACTTCATCAAAGTCGTAACCCATAGCCACAAGATCAGATACCGTGACGTAGCGCCGATGGGCTACAAACTCGGCTGTCTCAATCGAGCGCGCACGACGGTCAATCAGGAACTCTTCCGGCGGGACGGACTGAACACGAAGGCGGCCAGTCTTCTTACGACGCAGCACCGTGCATTCGTAAGTTGGTGGTGTGTCCTGCGTCATCATGCCTTCCGGCGTCATGACGGTAGTCTGGCCGTAGGAAATCTCTACGTCCTTAACTTCGACTTCTGGATCGGACTGAAGAACAGAGAATGCCGCTTCATCGAGGCCGCTGAACTCGTGGCTTTCGACGGTTTCGTCTTCTTCCCACCAGACTTTCATGATGCCGTTCTTACGGATCAGCGCATCCTTAAACGTCGAATAGGCTTCGACGAACAGGTTGTTGTCGCGTGTCAAACAGTAGTTTACATAATCCGTCGCCTGCTCGGCGTTTGCTACGTCATCGGGTCCGTTGGGTGCGTATTCAACGACGTTTTGTGCGGCGAAGAATACGCGCATAATTGACGGCATGATGGCCTGCACGGTATCGCGCACGTCCATCGACACGACTTGAGAGCGACCTTCTTCTTCATTCCCAAAAGGTTCGCCCTTGTAGTACTGCCCGGCCATTGCGCGCTCAGGCGAGATAACATCGTCGATATATTCTTCGGCGTCTGTGATCTCAGCGCGGACAATGTTCTCAAGTTCTTCTTCGGTAACAGGCTCTTCGACCTGTTCATCTTCCATCTCCGGCTCTTCAATGGAGACTTCGGTCCCATCGGCCAGTTCGAACTCAGTTTCTTTCGACATATCGTCGCCACCGTCATTGCTTTCGGTGTTCGAGTTATCGACGCCCGTGTCCTGATAGAACGCCTTGTTGGCCTTCATCTCGGCGTCTGTCGGCTTGCGGTTTTTACGATATGCCATAGTTACTTCCTGCTTCCAGACCGGCGTGCGGGTTTTAATGTAGCGCGATTAGTTTGTGGATCATACTTAAATTCAGAATGAGAGCGCCCGGTGCGCTGCACCGCCCGGTCAACGGCGCGTTCTTCTGCGGTCATCATGCTGCGCGCCTTACCGGCTGCAGTAAGTTTACCTTCTGGCGTCATGTGGCCGCGCTTAATCAGGATCGAGCGCGCAAGCCCTTCGTCGCCGACTTGTGCAGTCAGGCGCTGAAGAAGCTGATTGCGGCCCATGTAATCCTGAGTTTGCATTACTTCTTCTTCGACGCCTTCCGGCCTTCAGACAAAGCAATAGCAATCGCTTGCTTCTTGCTCTTTACGACGGGGCCGCCCTTGCCGCTGTGCAAAGTACCGGACTTAAATTCGCCCATGACTTTGCCCACCTTCTTTTGCATCTTGGTTGGCTTCTTCATTTCTTCTTACCCTTTGCGGTCTTAGCAGCAGCCTTAAAAGCCGCCGCAGTTGGCGCACCCTTCATTCCCGGCTTTCGCATCGTCTCGCCAGAGCCAGCCTTGATCCTTGCCCTCTTTGCTGCAATATTCGCATAAAGGCCCATCTTCATTTGGATTTTCCTTTATTTCGAGCGGAGATGGCTTTGGCTTTGGATTTCGCGTCTGCTTTTGATGACGCACCCCACGCTTGCAACGATAGGAGGAGGCGGGTTGGTCTTCCCTTCTCATCCCTCTCTGGACCCGGCATATTGCCCATACGCGCTAAGAATGACGCCCTCCGAGGATTGTCGCCAGATTTAACCGGGGACTTCAAGTTGGCCCCTTCGGTTTTCTTAAAGTGCTTCCGCCCCGCTTCATTGAGGCCGCCTTTAGGATTTTGGTATCGCTTAGCAACCATCAACATTCACTTCTTCGGTTCGTAAGTTCCACGTTCGCTCAAGTACACAATGCTCTTATAAAGAATTTCGGTACTCTCGCGGGCGTGGCCCAACATCAAATTGCACTTCGAACAAAGTATGCCGCGCACTTCACCCGTGTCATGGTTATGGTCCACGGCCACTGATCTGTTTGTTCTATACTCTAATCCATGAGAGATTTCCACCTCACAAATAGCGCAAGAGTAATTTTGCGCGTGGAGGATAGATTGGAAGTCGTCGTAACTCAGGCCGTAGCGTTGGCGCAAGTTATGTTTGCGGTGGAACCCCGGCGTGCGAGAACGATAGGCGCGCTGTATGTCTAACTGACACGCCTTGCATTTACCGCGACCACGGTAAAACTTATCTATGGCTTTAGTCTCGCCGCATTGGCGACACGTTTTTGTTTCCACAGAGAACCCTCATCTGTGGATAACTATACCCTAATCTTTCGTATAATGCAAAAAAGTTGGGCAGCGGCACTCCTGACAGTTGCGCCAAGACGCTATTACCGGTTTAACCTCGCCACCCAGTTGGGTTGACCGGCAGGGAGGGAGAGGAGAACCCACCGGTCAACTAATAATTATATTTTTATATGATATTTGTCAAACAACTCCGCGTATATTTCGGCGCAATGGACCGGACTTATTCGCCATAGAATAGCCGTGCATTATAGTTGACAGGTCCGTCGCCAAGCAGAGGCAAAGCGCATCCGCTTTGTCCGGCGAAGGAAGGCCACGTTTCTTCATGCTTTCCTTGCTCTCCACTTGCATCTTGCCCGATGACGTAAAAGAGTAACGAGGCGATGCCAATTCGGCAAACAACTGTTCATCCTTCGGGATTTTAACGTCGCGGTTCGCCAGCCACGCCTTGCACTTGAACCAGAGTTCGGCCCTCAGGTTGGCGTAGGTTCCTTTGAGCGCCGGGCTTTCCGCGACGTTGATCCCACGAGCCGGTAAGCCCAATTCGCGCAGACGGTCCAACACGCCCGCCCCCAGCCCGATACTATCAACTAATATCTCGACAGGTTGTTCCGAAGGCGGCAGCGCCTCAAACTCGGCAACCACGGCCCCGGTCAACTGCATCAAGTCCAGACCTTTCCAAGTCTGTATCTCTTCGACAACCGGCCCCTTGCGTTTGGCGAGCGCACTAGCATCCGAACCCATACGGGCCACGTCCAGACCCCAGACGCACTTCGTTCCCTTGGCGATCTTGATCTCGCGGTTCATGGCGCTGTCGATCAACTCGACGGGAATGACGGTATCTTCTTCGCGGGGCGGAAAGTTCCCGAGAACGCGTACATGATACGCCGGACTGTCCTCGCCGTACCGTAGTTGCATTTCCTTAACGAAAGCCTCTGAGACACGCGGGCTGTCAACGCAACTAACGTGGAATGTCTTCCATTCTCCTTTAAGGCGATTGTGGGTATCGTAAAATAGACCGCTGTTCCGCGTTGGGTTCCCGAGTAGGAGCGTCGTAGCGTTATGTCCCGACATAGAACCGGAGGCTGCCTCGTAGACACTTTCTGGAATACCCGAGGCTTCGTCGGCCACAAGCAATACGTTATCGGCGTGGATACCTTGGAGTGCTTCTGGCGTTTCGGCGCGCGACGTTCTCGCGGAGATAAAGGCTTCACTGGCTGCTGCTTTCAGTTCGATACGATCTGCTTTAACTTCGATCAGGGTTTTCAGAACATCAGGTAGTTCGTTAACCCATCGCTTCAGTTCTGCGAACATCGCATCGAACAACTGTGCTGATGTCGGCGCAGTGACAACCACCTTCACCGGGTAGCGCGTCAAGAAATAGTGAAGCATGGCCCAGCTTGCGGCTGTCGATTTCCCTACACCGTGGCCTGAACGAACTGAGATACGGCGGTGGCCGTCGCGGATGGCCTCGAGGAACTTGACTTGCCACGGGTCTGGCTTGGTTCTGAGAATGTCGCGCACGAACCCGGCGGGGTCATCTTTGTACTTCTTCAAGAACAGCAGAAAGAAGTTGGGCTGTTGTTGGCTGGTGGTGGAGAGAAGGTCGGCTGCTTCCTTCTCACGCTTAGTTGGCTGGGACGACATAGTTTTCTCCCTTCAAAATACGACTAACAGTCATGTGGCTAATTTCAATCCCGTGTCGCTTGGCGACAATCTTGGCGATGTCGCGGGTGCTGTAGTTCTTCTGGCGTGCGACTTTGACGGTGACGATCACATCCTGCTGTTCTGGGTCTTCGACAAGCCGGGCCTTCCGGCCTACGCCTACCTTCTTGTAGCCGAACGGCACTTTGCCTCCGACGTATCCACCGGCCTGCTTCTTGGCTCGGATGCCAGCGGTGACGCGCTCCTTAATCCGTCGGCGCTCTTCGCCACTGAACACGGCCATAATCTCAAGCATGAAACGCCCGTTGGGATTGCTCCGATCCATCACGTTACCATAGCCGTTGATGATAAGATTGATACCAGCGGCCTCCCAATCGCCGATTACGTTCAGTGCATCTCTGGCGTCACGGAACATACGGTCCAACTTCGAAACGATAACAGTATCGTTTTTGCGAAGAAAGGCTAACTTACATCCTTCGTCTCTTCGTAGGAGCGGTACAGCGCCAGACACGCCGCGTTCTGCGTAGATGTGGTCGAGTTCAAGGTTGTGAGTAAGGGCAATGCCCTGAATTTGGCGGGCTTGATCTTCGAGGCTGGTGTTTTCGATCTGATCCTCTGTCGAAACTCGCGTGTAACCATAGACGGCCATGACGTATTTCTCCCGTTTTTTGATACCCACCGCTCTTACAAGGTTTAGTTACAACTTGGCAAGCGGAAAGTTCTAAAATTTTTTTGGCTGGGTACTTAAAAATCAAGGACATACGGGGGGTGGGGGGTACAACTCGGTGTCTGTCAAGTTATACGCACACGCCCCCCGCGCAAGCCGGGGCCGGGGGGGTCAATTTTGAATGACCCTACCCCCCTCCCCCCTTAAAAAACCACGTATTTCTGCGGGTTTCAGACTGTAACAGTGCTTTAGGTTGTTGCCAAATGGGTTCAGAGGCGGTAACGGAATACCCGTTCGTCGGTGTCTCCTCACCATATAAAAGCGGAACAATGTTCCTGCCAAAATGATTTTTATGGTCAAGCCAAAATGGTTTCGATTGTTCTTGCCAACCGGAACAATGTGCCGGTAAGTATGGCGCATCAACAAACGAGGGAAGGTTATCAAATGCTTTACTATCTATTCCATGCTTTAGTCTTAGTGGCGGTTGTCGCTGGCGTTGTCGGCGTTGTCGAAGCCGTTCGCAACTTTAAGGGGAAGTAACATGACAAACGAACAACTATTCGCCATGCTGGAAGCCGAAGGTGTCACATATCGCGGCGCTCTGATTGAATTGGCAGAAAAGATTTTGGCTTTTGTTACAGACGGCCAAGGTGACAGCCACGCCCGCGCATTAGAGATGACCAAATCGCTGCATCGCCTGCTAGATTTAGACGCCTAACGCCCGATCACGGCGCGTCTAATGGGCGCGCCGTCATCATGGCGCTAGTGCCAAACGAGGGAAAGGAAAGATAATGACACAAGAAACCTATAATGGCTGGACCAATTATGAGACGTGGCGCGTCAATCTCGAGATGATCGACGGCGACGATCACGCCAGCGAAAATGATTTCGACGCGTATGATCTAGGCCAGCACTTGCGCGAGATGGTCGAGGGCGTTGTGTCAGAGCAAGCGGAAGGCTTGGCCCTCGACTATGCGCTGGCGTTTCTTGACGCCGTAAACTGGCGCGAGATTGCGCAACACCAGATCGACGCTTACCGGGTAGAGGAAAACGCAGAATGACAAACGAACAATTCAAGGCAGCGCGTGATGGCCTCGGCCTCACGCAAGCCCAGCTTGCCCACAAGATCGGGCTATCGGAACGGGCCGTGCGTTACTATGAACAAGGCGGGCGCGGTATACCCAAGCCGATTGCAATGCTACTGGAAGGCTTTTTAAAGGCCGCTGAGCGTGGATAGGTTGAAACGGGACCAAAGGACCGCACTTGCCCTATATGCTTTCCTATGGGCTTTATATGGCGTTTTAAAGGTATTGAAAGGATAAGACATGGCCGGACATATTAAACGGCGGGTGATTGCCAGCAACCTAGACAAGATCGGCGAGACAACACTTCTCGAAAAGATCGCCGCAGGCAAGACGATGGCTGGCCTCGCTCGTGAATTGGGTATCAGCAACCTATCACTCTACAACTGGATAAAGAAAGACCCGGAACGGCAAGACCGCTTCCGCCAAGCCCGAGCCATTGCGGCGGACCAATGGGCGGATGAATGCTTGGACATTGCGGACGCTGCCGATCACGTCTCGGCTAACGCTGATCGCCTCAAAATCGAGACGCGCAAGTGGCTTGCTGGCGTAACCAATCCAGAGAAGTTCCAAAGCAAGCCAACCACAGCGGTCCAAGTCAACGTCAACCAACTACACCTTGACGCACTGAGGCAGCTTAACTTGGCGTCTTCTTCGTCCTCAGAAGCGGATGAGCCGGAAGCCATAACCGAAGAGCCAATCGTCGAGATCAAACAAGTCGGCTCTCATAACCTAGATGCAGACGACTTGCCCGATCCATATGATGACGACTTCTTACAAGATTGACGGAAAACTGCCATCCGGGACGGATACGAAAAATCCGGGACGCTTTCGGGACAAATCCGGGACGGATAAAATCCAGCTTTTCTGCGGCTCGGGACGGAAGGGACGCTTTTTCTCGGCGGTTAGTTCCCACTAGAATGTAAGAGTGCTTAATACCCATTTAACCACTGTTACAAACTTATGAGCGAATTAACTCAGAATTATCCGTCCCATGCGTCCCCACCCGCAGAAATCCTCACTTTTATCCGTCCCCAAAGCGTCCCCAAAGCGTCCCCAACTTCTTCAAATGCGTCCCGGATTTTTAATCAAGCCAACATGAAACTAATTTGCAGCCAAAATGAAGGGGGCCTAAAGCCCCCTCTTTTTATTTTTCCAAGGCCGAGATGAGCCTGTCGAGATACCATCGGGCCTTCTTCAAGTCCTCAATCGGCTTCGCCTTCTTCTCATAGCGCCACATATATTTCATGACGTTGCCCTTCAGGTAGCCTCGAAAGCTGTCGCCCGTTAGGGCGCTCTCTATAGCTTCGATAGCTTCGATGCCCCCTGAGTTGTAATGGCTAGGACTATTTACCGGGTCTGTCCCCGCCGGGTCCGGTTGCTCATTGAGCGCATCCCGGATGTCCTTGTACCGCTCATAATCTCGACCATACATAGCATCACATCCTTTCTCATTGGGCCGGGCCATATCAGTCTATGCCCTCGTCCCCATCGCGCACGATAATCTCAAAGCCGAAGTCATCCTCCATCGGGTCAAGCATGGACTTGATGACCTTGATGTCCTCGTCTCCGATCAGCAGTTCCAAACCCCGGAACACACGCTTCGTTCGTGTCGCCCGGTCTTTGGTATGCTCATAGCCGTGGGTCTTCATCTCAGCCACAAACTTACGCTGCGACCAGTCCTTGCCCTTGACTTCATTGTTGTCCTTGCACCATGTGCGGAAGTCGTCGAACGCATCGTTCGTGGACATCTCATGCTCAGTGCCATAGACGCACCGCTCTGCGATCCAACGCGCCAAAGCATCCTCGCCCGCCAGATATTCCTCTGTCGCATCGACAACCACTTTGGGCGCGTCAAGCCCGCGCTCTAACCACATCTTTGCGCCCTCGATCACCCACGCCAGAATTGCCGGGTATTCCTCTTTCAGCTTATCCGGCAGATCGACATCCTTCTTCGCGGGCTTTGTCTCGAAGGGGATCAGGTGCATACGACGCCGCATGGCGTCATCGACGTTAGTAATCTCCGGCTTGGTGTTGCCAGCGATAATGAGCGTGAACTGGGGCGAGAACTCAAACAAGTCCTGCCGCATGAAGCGTGCGCTGATCTTGTCGCCGCCTGTCAAGGACTTGACCTTAGCTTCATCCCACTTGCGCGACGGGTCAATTTCCTGCGCGTGAACGAGCCGGGCCCCCATGAGTGACGCCAACTCTGTCGGATGCCGCTGGCTGCTCGACGCCAAGAACACGTCCGCACTCGCTACAGTAGCATAATCGCCAAGGACGCTGCCTATGGCTCCGAGGAAGGTTCCTTTGCCATTGCCCCCTGAACCATGAGCAAAGGCCAAGACGTGCTCCTTGGTAGACCCCGTAGCCGAATAGCCCGCCAGCCTTTGAAGGTAGCCGATCAACTCAGCGTCACCATTGCAAGCCTCATTTAGAAACGCTTGCCATTGGGGTGCTGGTTTGCTGAAGTCCACTTCGACGGCTGTGCATTTGGTCGCCATGCGTGAGCGATCATGGGGCAAGAGAGCGCCTGTCTTCAGGTCTACCATGCCCGACTTGGTGTTCAGATGGTAGATGTCCGCGTCAAGCTGCTCAACTGTGACTTGCATTGCCGGTTCAACAGCAGCCAACTTCGCCACGTTTGCGATCACATTGTAAGATGCAACGCGCTGCGCGATCCGCTCACCCTTGGCCCCATCGATCCTCGACAACGCTTCCGCCGAAGCCTGCGCGCACACCTTGCGCACCAGCGACAGATGCCGGTTGGCTTTGTCCTTGGCCCACTTGTGACCATCCCAAGCTACCCAGCCCATGCCACCGACAACATATCGAATATCCGAAACGTGTAACCGAGCAACGCGCTGCGCCAAGGCAATGTCGCTATACTCGACAGGTGTTTCGCCCGCTGTAGCGACTAAGCCAAAGTCATCGTCCGCATAATCAATCGCGTCGAACTCATCGACTTGCTTTTTGTAGCCGAACTTGGCGGCCTTGTCCGCGATCCACTCCCAGCCCAACTCATAGGGCGGGTGCATACGGCCAAAGTCTGCCTCAATAGTATCGAGACTATTGACCCCATCTTCCCACCGATTTGCCCAGTCCGAGAAGATTTCAAAAGCCTCGGCCTCATTGTCCGGGCCGCACGCTGCCTTGATCGCGTAGCCCATACGGATATAGTCGTCACGATCAGGGAAATGCTCACTCGTATTGGGGATCACCCCAACTGCGGCGACAACTTGGTTTATGCTTGGCGCGATGAGGCCGGTCTGATCTACCGACTGGCGCTCGACTGCCTTCTGCGCGGATTTATCCGCATGGATAATCTCGCAGCCCATCATCTCCAACGTCTCGGCCAGATCAGCAAAGAACGTCTCGATCTTCTCGCGTGTCACCAGCTTCAGGCCGGACGGACCCTTGATCGTCAAGTCCACATCAAGACTGTAAGGCTCCCGAGTGATGGGATGTATACCAGCGATGACGTATTGTTGTCCGTCCCCGAGGAACTCGACAAGCTGCTCGACGCCCATGCCGTCCTTGAACCGGACCTGCATCTTGCCGATCTTCTCATCCGAACGATACATAAGCAGCCGCTTGGGGTATCTGCCGATGCGGGTTGGTGCTTTGCCCAACGCCTTAGCAGCCATATCCCCAATGACCCGAGCCAGCCCCTCGTTAACAACATCAATGTCAACCGCAGGGAACTTGCTTGCCTTCAAGCCGATATTGGCGTGGCTGCGGTCCCACCGCTCCACATCATTTGGCGTTGGCGTGTAGTCCTGCCAGCCATAGCCGCCCCATGTGCCTTGTGCATTCTGGCGACCCGGCGCTTTGCCTGCTTGGTCCGCCTGAATTTTAGACATGGCCGAGAGTTCGGCGTTGGGCGGGATCACAGACACTAGGTCTTGAAACCCCGCCTCATACAGCGTCTTGAATTTCATTAGTGCAACTCCCTCTTCTCCAACTTATCCCGCCGCTGCATGAGCATATCAATGGCGGCATCAATGGCGAATACCTGAAAGTCTTCTTCTACTTCGGCCATCAATTCATGCGCTGGCATTAACATTATTACGCCGCGTTCAAAGTCTTCATCAAACCCGATCACGAATACTGGTATGAAGTCTAACTCTACTTCATCCTTGTCCATCTTTACTTTCATCTGTCGTTCCCCCCGGAACATGGAACTCCGCCCGAAGGTCCGAAGCTAACACCAGAAGCGCCACCTTGGCGTCATGTGATTGCGTCCGGTTGGCGCGGTATTCGATATAGTCGATGATATACAGCCGCTCTCCGTAGGCTGTTCGCTCTTCAGTTGTAGTCATTATATTTCTCGTAGTCCCAATCTAGTTCGATGTCACCAATCTGCGCCTTCAACCACAGCGTTACTGCGGTCAGGCTCAGTCCGGCCAGTGTAAGCCACGCGATTTTGCGCATAGATGTCTCCGGTGTGGGAGTTGGTGAGGAGGGACTGAGCGTATCGCAAAAGTTCGAACGCATCAATCGTCCCTTCGATATAAATCTTCTCACCATCACGCCGGGCGAAGCCTTTTGTGTTGTTGCTGATCCATTCGGCCAGCGCGTTTGCATCTTTATGGTTCATTTCAAATGCTCCCCTGCTTCGATGGCGACTGCAATGTCAGCCGGTGAAACGTAGTCAGGCCAATCATCCAGACCGAAACGCAGCCAACCTACAATGTTTTGGCGCTCCATCTGCACACCATCATCCTTTCCTTGGCGATACCAGTAATCGGCGGCGCTCTGGCGGTGTGCTGCGATTAACATGATTTCATACGTGAAAGCGTTGCCAAGGTTGATCTTCTCCAGCGTATCAAGGTCTGGCGCGATGATTGCAATCAACAGGTTTCGGTCAGCTTGCGTAGGATTGGTGCTTGCAGCCAGATCATCCCATGTCCTCATTTCAAATGCTCCTCTGCTTCGATATGCGTTGCGAAGGTTTCTCCCCACGCTTGAGCGCGTTCAGACCCAAATTCTCCTTGCGCCCGCAGCCACGCCACGATCTTGGCGCGCTCTTCTGCGGCTGCTTGTTCGCGGTGACGGGCGAAGGCTTCGACAACATCGTATTGCGCCGCCGCATCCCGGTCAGCCTGTGTGATCTCGGTCATTGCTGTTCTCCCAACACTGCATTTACCCGCTTCCATGCGTGTTCAAAGCCGTCGATCCACTCGCTGCTTGCGTCCTCGTTAGCGAGGGAAACCATTATCAATTCATGCTCAATCGCACGGCGCAAATCATCTGGCGGCCCACAATCGCACGGGGCGGGGTCTTTGGCTGGTGCGTTAGACGTGGCGCAGTCCGAAGCGTGTTCCGTCTTGCCTGATAACTTGATGTAGGCTTCGGCCAGTTTTTCGCGGAGGCTGCTCACCAGCGCCTTATCTTCGTCCGTCATTTCGTTTCTCCCAAGGCTGCGCGGGCGATGTGGGCCATGCGCTTGGTCAGATAGAGCAGATAGCCTTCCGGTGCTGTCTCAGGGATAAAACCCTCGCTTCCAGCCCATGCCTCAAACACTTCCTTCAGCGCCTCACGCAGCCGCTCAATCTCCGCCGCTTGGGCTTGGATGCGGGCGGCTGCGTCACTCATTACCAGCCAATCATCTTGGCCTTCGGAGTTCACTGCCAGCGCCTCCAACTGCTCCACCAGCGCCTTGTCGTCGTTAGTCATCCTAAGTCTCCCACTGTAGCCTCAAACCCACCGACCACTTTCAGCACCTGCGGCACAGTCTTCGCACCGATAGCTTGCATAACCCGAAAGGCTTCGGGGTGCATCGTAAGGTTCACTTCGCCGTAGGACTTGCCCGCTTCAGTCAACGCCGCCTTAGCTTTGTCGCACCACGGGCAATCGTCCATGCTGATTACGAGATAGTCTGTCACTTAAGGTGCTCCCCTTCAGCAATCTTGTCGGCCAGCCAACGGGTGTTGCGCTCGAACCGGCAAATCTCCGGGTTGCGCAGCCAGTCGATGATCTTCTGCTTTTCGCTAACGTGCGGGACCGGCGCGAACGTGCCGACTTCTTCTGCCGTTACTTCTTTCTTAGGACGTGCCATTAGATAAGTTCCTTCTGCTTGTAGCCCTTGCTCTCTGCGTAGGCGATTAAATCGTCGAGCCACATAACACCTTTGCCCGACACATAATACTGGTTGATGCCCCGGTGTCTGATCTGGTTCACATCGCCCCATGTCTGCGACGAGTTCTCGAACATTTGAATGTCAGCCCGGTGGATGTTTGCGTGGATGCGGCGCAGATATTGCGCAGCATCAGCCGCGATCAGTTTGTCCTTGCTCTTAAATTCACGACGCGGTTCCTGCGGCGTTGGATCAAGGATGTCCTTAGCCGTGACCGGCTCACGCATCCGCTTCTCTTCTGGCGTCAACGGCGTGATGCCTGTCTCTTCCAGCCAGCCCCGGATGGTGCGCAAGTCTGAGTTATAGAACTTCGCCAAGTCAGAGCGCGTTAGGCTTGTCGCAATCTTCTCAAAAGATTTTGGAATGGCCTTGCCGCGCTTCGCTAAGTTTTCGTCGCATTCGATGTTCGTTATTTTGAACCACTTAGCGATGGTATCTCTCCCGCGTTCGTAATAGCGGGCCAGTTGTGTTATGTTCATCGTCTTCGCTCTCTCCTCGAAGTCATCAGGAACAATATACGCTGGATGTTTTTTAGGTCTTGTCAGACCCAGCTTACGAACGCGACTATCTACTGAGGCGGCTGTCACCCCCAACTCTTCCGCAATCTTAGACGGCGGTAGCATTTGGTGAAACAATTCAGCCAGACGGATTTCCTTTTCGGATGTCCAGTCGAACCGCCTATAAATCTTTTTCTCGCCCATGTTCCCTCTATTGGTTTTCGTTAACGCCCTCTTGCTGGCACAACTCGATATTTGATTGCAAGAACTTTTTTTAGTTGACGAGCATATGTAAGATGTGCCAGCTATATGGAAACTTGACGTGACACCGACGATACCGAGGGAGAGACATGGTAGTTTCCATCGACTTTGAGACGCGAAGCGCAGCCGATCTGCGAAAGACTGGCGTTTACAAATACGCAGCGGACCCCAGCACCGACATCTGGTGCATGGCCTATAAGGCTCCGTGGTCCGACGACGTTCAAGTCTGGACGCCCGGCGATCCCATCGACGAACAACTTGAGAACTGGATTGTAGAGGGCGGCCTGCTTTCTGCTTGGAATAGTAACTTCGAAAGAACGATCTGGAACACCATTATGGTGTCTCGCTATCAGTGGCCGCGCACTCCGATCAAACAATGGCGCTGCACTATGGCGCAAGCCAGCGCGATGGGTTTGCCCCGTGCGCTTGGTCAAGCCGCCGCAGTCCTCGGTGTCGAAGAGCAGAAGGATAAAGTCGGCGCAGCACTTATGCTCCGTATGGCACGGCCACGTAAGGTGAACGCCGACGGAACCTACACTTGGTGGAATACCAAGGACAAGGTTCAGCAACTCATTGACTATTGTAAGCAGGACGTGCGCACCGAATTGTCGGTAGCTGAAGCGCTGCTTGAGTTCCCCGATAGCGAACGCCGCCTGTATCAACTTGACCAGCGCATCAATGATCGCGGCGTGAAGCTGGACACAGAACTTGTTAACAAGGTTAAGGCGTTGGCAGAGAAAGCCAGCGTCGAGATTGACGCGGAGATACACCGGCTTACCAAAGGCCAAGTCAAGGCAGCAACAAATGCTATGGACTTGACCGCGTGGTTGAACGCGCATGGCGTCCGCGCCAAGTCAGTTGACAAACAAACTGTTGCGCGGATGTTGCAGATTGATCGTCTGCACCCGGTCATCAAAGAAGTCCTGCGTCTGCGCCAAGATGGTGCGAAGTCCAGCACAGCTAAGTATGACGCCATGCTTAACGCTGCGAACGAAGACGGGCGGATGCGCGGCCTTCTTGTTTACCACGGTGCAGCCACCGGGCGTTGGTCTGGTAAGCTGGTGCAACCGCAGAACTTCCCTCGGCCTCAGAAGAAACAAGCCGAGTTGGACGAGATCATTGCCAAGTTGGCCGCAGAAGAGGATGTAAGTTCTCACGGCGCTGGTACAGTAATCGCATCGGACTTGTTGCGTTCGATGCTTGTGGCGGAAGAAGGTCATCGCCTTATGTTCGCCGACTACTCGGCAATCGAAGCCCGCGTCTTGGCTTGGGTTGCTCGACAGGACGATCTCGTAGAGACGTTCAGAAAAGGGGGAGACGTGTACAAAGATATGGCATCCGCCATCTACAACAAATCGGTTGACGCAATCAGCGACAGCGAACGGCAAGTTGGTAAGATGGCAATTCTTGGCTGTGGCTACGGCATGGGCGGCAAACGCTTCGCCGAGCAGTGCAAGACAATGGGTATCGTGGTGGATGAGGACGAAGCCAAGCGCATCGTCGCCGTTTACCGGGAGAAGAACAATCACATCGCGCAGTTCTGGCGCGACATTGAGGAAGAGTTTGTAGAAATGGTGCGGGAAGACGGCGGTGTTGGGACCGTTCGCCTACCGCTGCCAAGCGGGCGGTTGCTGACATACCACAACCCGCGCATCGTTCAGCGTGAGACGCCATGGGGGGCAATGCGCGACACCGCGCAAGTCGATACGCTGAATAGTGTCACGCGCCAGTGGACATCGCAGATTATATGGGGTGGTCTGCTCACTGAGAACGTGGTTCAAGCAACCGCCCGCGACCTAATGGCAACGGCCATGATGGCGCTTGAGATGGCGGCATACCCCGTGATCCTATCCGTACATGACGAAATCATTTGTGAAGTACCGGATGGACACGGCACGCTTGACGAGATGATTGAGATTATGACCCGCGTTCCTGAGTGGGCGGAAGGATGCCCAATCAACGCGGAAGGTAAAGAGGGGGTTAGGTATCGCAAATGAAGCGCCCCACCAGAAATAAATACGCGGCTATTTGTCAGCATTGCAAACGTACTGTAGCCGTGGGCGATGGATGGTTAACGCGTGAACTTGGTGCGTGGAATGTCCATCACACGTATTGTTATGGTGAAGATGATAGTGTTTGGAAAATATATAAATACACGCTGGATATAAAGGGAGTGCAATCATGAAGAAGGTTCGTAGCTACAAAGATTATCTGCGTCTCAAGGGCATCAAGCCGATGCAGATCATTCACACGCCCAAGAAGAAGGGTGACGTTATTA